TCCGCGTATCTGGCAAAGCTTGATGCCAAAGAGGCCAAAGAAAACAGGACGGATTCGGTGGGCCGCAAGGTCGATGCCGAAGGCAGGGTAAAATTTAAGACTGCACCGTAGCCATGAGCTTCTGGGACAAGCTGGCAGACGAAGGGTTTGCCATCAACGATCTGCGTGAAGGGCAGCAAAAGATTCTTTGTCCTCAATGCAGTAGCACTCGCAACAAAAACAAACACGAGCCTTGTCTGTCGATGTCTATCGACCATGGTGGTGCGCAATGGCGTTGCCATCACTGCGACTGGACAGGCAATGTGTGGAGGGAATCCATGACAACTAGCCCGTTTAAACGCAAAGCAACATCAGAGCCAAACACTCCACCAAAGATACCTGATCTGCAAAACCCATCGGAAGGTGTGGTTAAGTGGTTTAGGAATCGCGGTATCAGCAGCCAGACTATCGAATCGGCTGGTGTCCAGAGCGGAGAAGCGTACATCGGAGGCGAGCGTAAGAAGGCGATAGCTTTTGTCCATAAGGATTGCAAAGGCAATGTCATCAACGTCAAGTTTAGAAGCATCGACAAACAGTTCTCTCAAATCAAAAATGGCGCAAGGCTTCCGTATCTGTGGAACATGATCGACTTAGAAAATCCGCAGCTGATCATCACCGAAGGTGAAGTGGACACACTGAGCGTGATGGAGGCGGGATACACCAACGTCATCAGTGTGCCTGATGGCGCGAGCGATAAGAAGCTGGAGTGGGTTGAGGAACTGGACAATGATCTGGCTGGATTCAAAAGGATTGTGTTGCTCACGGACGGGGATACCGTGGGGATCGCAATGCGCAATGAACTTGCGCGACGGTTGGGTAGGCACAGGTGTTGGCGGGTTGATTGGCCAGAGGGATGCAAAGATCCCAACGACGTACTGGTGGGTTATGGATCAGCAAAGCTGAAAGAGTTTGTAGATAACGCAGAGCCATGGCCGTTGAAGGCGCTGCACGAGACGCGCTCTTATGTTGACGATGCGTTTGCGTTGCTCAACGGGGACGTAAAGACAGGCGTATCCACAGGGATCGACGCGCTAGACTTCAACTACAAAATCAGACCCGGAGAATTGAACATAATCTCCGGCGCACCCGGAGTTGGCAAGTCAGAATTCATCGACCAAATCTGTTTAAACCTTGCGTTCCGAGAGGGCTGGCGCTTTGCGGTGTGCAGTTTTGAGAACCCAGTAGATGAACACATCAACAAACTGGCTGCGAAACTTGTCGGTAAACCGGCATGGGAAACGCGAAGCGGCGAGAAGATGAGTACCGAAGAATGGGCCGAGGCTGTCAGCTTTATCGGGAAACATTATTACTGGATTCGTTCAGAGGATGAGGCGCCCACAATCGACTGGTGTTTAGAGAATGCAACCGCCTGTGTGCAAAGGTATCCCAACGTGCGCGGGTTGGTGCTTGATCCGTACAACGAGTTTGAGCATCGCAGACCTAGCGGCTGGACGGAAACCGAGTATGTGTCGCAGATGCTTGCGTCACTGAAACGCTGGGCCGCAACGAATGAGTGTGCGGTGTTTCTGGTAGCCCACCCTGCGAAGCTGAGGCGCAACGCAGACGGGACGTTTCCTGTGCCAGAGCCTTATGACATTGCAGGATCGGCTAACTTTTACAACAAGGCTGACAACATTTTAATTGTGGAGAGAGATTTCACGGAGGGGTCGGATGATATCCGAGTGCATGTGAAGAAGATAAGGTTTAAACAGAGTGGAAGAGTGGGGACAGTCGATTTGAAATACGACTACAAGGATGGGAGTTACCGCTCACCCTTGCGGATGAGCGGATAACATTGCTATTCCGATCTCCAATAAGTCATTGTCATGGATTCTTTATTGCTAGAAGCTCTAAACTTCATGCCATGTTTTTTTCCTACAGCGCGTACATCCGCATCCTCTTTGCAAGTGAGGACTGTACGCCCACCACCTATCTTGCGTAATGTAGCTTTGAACGTAACAGAGTCTCCTAGTTCACCCATCTTTGTCACTCTCATGTCAGACATTAGTCTTTCTATTATGGTTCGGCGTGATTTGGCGTTAAAGGGTCTAACTTTTTGCTCAATCTCGTAACTCATATTTTTTCCTATGTTGCTTTTTAATTAAAGCATCGCTTCGATCTTAGAAATAATTTCGTTGCGTTGCTCCTGCGATTGGAGGATGCCAACCTTGTCATCAATATAATCCTTGTCACCAAGGGCGTTGATCGCATGATCGACTTCGCTTCGCATCTTATCTCGTAGTTGATAGACGTACTGCCGACTGACACCTTCGCGCTTTGCAATCGAGGCGTAAGGCTCTGCGTTTAAACGGATTGCCTCTCTGATCCGGCTGGTTCGTTCTCCGTTGCGACGGCCTCGTGGTCTGCACAAAGATTCGTATCGCTCCACACCCATATCTGCAAGCAAGTAAAGCCTGAGTGTCGAGACTGGCGTACCAATCTCAGCAGCTATCTCCATCAAGGTCGAGCCGTTCTCGCGCATGTGAATGGCGGCAGCGATCCATGGTTGATCCCAGTCCATTAGTAGTCCTCCGGCAGCAGGACAGTCAGAGTCTCGTGACCAGCGTCTAGTATGACGTAGATCTGTTCGCCCTCTACGATGTACAAAGCCATCACCATGCCGCCGCGCTTGGCTGAGGCGAGGTTTGTCTCCTTGTCTTCGTCACCGATGCTACCCCAATCCATACTGTTGAAGCGCCGTAACGTGGATTCCACCCACTCATTGAGTGGCTCTGGATCTTCCTCGCCAAAGACCTTACGCAGAGTTTGCTCTGCGCCCTTCGTCATCATAAAGTTCTTAACCCCCTTCAGAAGATTAGACTCCGTGAACGTCACGGTCTTGCCAGTGGTCAGCACATCCTCATCCCACTGCTCGCCGTTCAAGTTGTATACCTTACCCATCCTTGCGCTCCTTAACTGCGTCTAGCAGTCCATCAACTAAGTCCGCGATGGCTACAGTGCCATCATCCTTGCGCATCTTTGCGACTTCCTTTTCGATCAGCTTGATAATCTTTTTCTGGCCCAGATCGTCGGCCACCTTTCTAAGTTCTGAAACTTTCATTTTCACCTCTGGTAAACGCAAGCCACATCGCTCGCGCATTGCTCTTTAAAATCCTCGTTGCTCGCCCACAGGAAAGCCACCACCATAGAGGCGATGGCAAGTCCATGGCGTAACGGCTGACCCATCAGTGCAGGTTGCCAGCGTTTAAACGGAACTCGGATTCTGCAATCTCGATCCGCCTGTCGATGAACTTGGAGTGCATCATCGTGAACTGGTGCATCCAGATCTCGTTTGTGATGTCGCGGAAGTGATCGTGCTTGTGCAGATCCATCATCATCTCATGCACCTTTTGTGTGATGTCTGTAAACATCGCCTTCAACACAATCAGATCCTCGGCCTCTGAAAATAGCTTGGCCGCTTGTTGCTGTAGCTCCTCGGTGAACTCCATGATTGTCTGAATGGTTTCTTTATTCTCATCTGACATAGTCAGTCTCCTTGTTGCAAAAAATTTATACCGTGTCGAGAAATCTCATGCGTTTCTGCATGGCCTGATTTTGTTTCATGGGCTTTGAGATCGAAGGTAGGGGGGTTGCCAGCCCTAAGCTGGCTCTCCACCGTAGACGCGAACTGACGCAGCCCTATGTCATGTTTGTCGAACACCTCATAGGCTGACCCGTACTGGCTGTAGCGGATCAGCACATCGCGTATCTGACGTAGTCCGTTCTCGTTAACCTTCATGGCTACGCCTCAAAGATGGTATCTTTGTGTTCAAGCGCGTCGTACAGTTCTTCAGCTAAATCCCATGTCAGCTTATCTTTGCTATCCAGCAGATCTATAATCGTTTCGATTTCTTGAGCTGTCAGACATAGGTTCTTATCGCTCCGATCTGTGATCGGCTTTCCATCAGCGCCGATCTTGTATTTAACTTCCTTCACTGTCATCACTCGTCCTCCCAATCATCTTGATCGAATTCATCAAACATATCGTTGTCAGTTTCGACAACCTCTACGACCCCATCGAAGTACTGTTTAAACACTTCGACAACGTACTCGTAGTCGCCCTGTTGCATTTCGTAAACGATCTCGTCGCCGTTCAATCCCATTTGCCTTGCAATGTTTTTGGCGTGGGCCATCAACACGAATGCGTTGCCGTCCTGCCCGCTCAGATCTATCGTTACCATTACGCTTCCACCTCCTGCTCTAGTAATAGCTTCATCTCCGCTCGTTCCCAGTTGTCGAGCCAATCCATTTGGTCTCTTTCTTCGCATGTCAGTAACACGGTCTTACCAATATCCGAAAGGATCTTTTCACTGAGTTTGCCAATCTTGAAAACCCACAGGATCTTCTCGCGCTTGCTAAGATCATCACGCGCTAGGTTCTCTTGGATTTCGTCTATCTGTGGTTGGTAGTGTTCGATCATGCTTCGCCTCCGTTAGAGCCTTGGCCGTTGTTCCATCTATGTATCCGCGCTTGATCTTCCTCAATGCTGTCTAACATCCGATACACAGTCTTAACATTGAAGTCCTCATTGTTGTATCGCTGTGTATCAAGCAAGAAATCCAACACTGGCACATCGGCATCACTGGGGTATTCGTGATACTTGTGCCAACGCTCTCTGACTTCCTTGTGATTGAGGAAAGAATCAACAGCCCATTGAATGAATGGCGCTGCTTGTTGCCATCCCGCTAAAGCCTCAACAGCTTCATCGGTCAACGTGCCTGTATACTTGTCATACATTTCCATTTCTGGTCCTCCTTGTTGCGAGTTAAACTTCTAACGCTGTTCCAGCGGGTTCAAAATCCCACTGGTCTGCCAGCTTGTAATAGAGTCGAGCGAAGTGCTTACGCTTCGCGCTGTTGAAAGACGGAGTCTCAACATGAGGGTTGCGATCTTCGTCTGCTTTCGCTAGTGCCTCTAGCATATCCAAGACCTCTGCTCGGGCTTGTTCCTGTGGCGTATTGCCGTAGTGATTACGCATTTTTGGGTTCTCCTTGTTGCGTTTAAACATTATCGTTGCTTGGTTGTTACCACTCGCCCCCTTGCATTTTGAATTCGCAGTTAGTAAAGAGACGCGACTTAGCATCTACGTACTCTTGCGCTTCACGCATTGCCTGTTCGATTCCGTGAGAGTCAACAGAAAAAGCAATCTCCATACCCCATTCACGATCTGGAATGAGCTTGTTTCTTACCATAACCATGATCCACTGGTCTTTCTTTTCCTCGGTCATGCGACCTCCTTTGTTGCGATGGTTTACTATAGTAACCTATTGAGAATTATTTGTCAAGCCTACTTTTAATGGACGCCAATAAGACTACGGTGCAGATGGTCGCGCTGAACGTCACCATGACGAACAGCACTACCCACGCACCAGCCCACAGCTTTATGATTTGATCGGGCGCTGCATCCCACAGATACAGGCCCACCCACAGGTTCAATGCGCCGACAACGGACACGAGGCCCGTCGTTAATGCGAGTCTTAGATTGCTCATCAATGCCCCCATCGTTGACGCAGCGCGGTCTGGGCAACCTCGTTGAATCCAACGAGTAGCGTGGACTTGAGCTTGCCATCGACCACATGATCTATGTACTGCTGCCCGTCACGAGTTGCGATCTTCGCTGCGACTCGCATCTTGTTGAGCAGTTCGTTTAAACGCCGTTGCGTTAGTTGAGTTTTCCATCCGGCGTTGGAGATCCATATCTCCGACTTGTCATCATCACGTTGAGCGATCAGGTTGCCGTGCAGATACAGGCTACCCTCGCGGCTCTCCGTGTTGGCGTCTTTCCCGTCGAGTCCGAGCAGGAAGTGTGCGATTGCTGCGTTAGGCTTGTTCATGGTTGTTCCTTTGTTGCGTTTAAACAGATTGGATAAAGGAGATTACTCCTCCTCTCCCCAGCACTCAGTCCACTCCTCGTCGGTCATTCCTGAGATCAGGAACTCACGCTCAGATTCGGACAGTTCGGGCATCACATCCTGTATGAATGCGCCCTCTTCCCAACGAGCGATTTGCTCTTGGGTGACAGGCAGATCCATGATGTGGGTCTTGCCTGAGAACAGCGATTGTTTTTCGATTAACATAGTTACTCCTTAGTACTTGATTAGGCTACGTCTTGCCCTTGATCGTTCTTCGGCCACACCGTTGACCATCTTTTGAAACATCGCGAATGTGCGGTCATCCATCTCAAGCATGGCTTCCCATGTCTGGTCAATGTTCAGATTATTCCTGAGAATCCATTTGTTCATTCGACGTTGCTTCGTTTTCGGTTGATCTTCGATCAGTTGTCTGCGCTGTCGTTTTGAAATCAACATAGTTGATACTCCTTCGTTTAGTTGCGATGGTTTACATTAGTAATACGAGACAGCATCACCTGTCAAGTAGTTTTTTAAGCGGCCTTGTAGGCCGCGCTCTCAGTCCATGCGGCGTTGACCGTGGCCAGCGCTGCATCCATGTCCTCGTAGCCCTTGTCGCCGTACATGGGCGGTATGTACATGGCATCTTCTGGAATGTCTTTCATCTTCTCCACCATGCCGTAGGCACCGACTCGATTCTCAAACGTGAACTCCATAATGCGGAAGCACACACGGCGTAGCATACTGGGGTGTGCTACAGCGAAGCTGACACGGTCAAGGTCAAGCGGCTCAAACGATTCCTTGACGGTGATGTGTATGTGCTGCTCCTCATACTGACCATGAGTGTCGCTGATTTGCGTAGCAATCAACTCGACACGCTGACCAGCCCGTTCGATCTGGTCGATCAGTGTAACGATGGCTGCACCCTTGCGTGTCATTGCCTCAGCGCTGGTGTTCCACGTTGCGCCGATATCGCAGAAGATCCGCACAATCGGTAGCGGCCTAGCGTCATCATCATCCATGAACATCATGTGCATTGGCGCCCCAGCAGCATAGCTGGGAACACAGACACGCTGACCTGCCATGCCATACTCCCAGTCGGGCTGTTTAAACGCTGCCTGTTTTGCCT